CCCGAGGCCTACGAGGCGCTCAAGGCCGACTTCAGTCAGCGGCAGCAGGTCCGCTAACTCCGCCGCCGGCGCGCCGCGTCGGTCTCGTCCCTGAAATTCACTCGCGACGCGCGCCCTCCTGCGCGTCGCACGAACGCATCTCTCTGACCGTTACGCCGCTCGAGCGGCGTGGAGAAATCGACCATGACCATTCAGAAAGTGACCGACTTCTTCGTGCCCGAGCTGCTCGCGGAAGCCATCCAGACCGGCTTCACCGGCATGAAGGCCCTCTGGGGCACGGAAGCCGCCGTCGTGGCGTTCAACATGCCGGCCGGCAAAACCGAGGTCGGCACCACGGTCAAAGTGCCGTACTTCACGTCGCTCGGCGAGATGGACGACATCACCAACGATGGCGACGCGCTGGTCCCGGCGGCGATGTCGTCGTCGGCGACGAGCGCGACGGTCAACCACTCGGGCAAGGCCTTCGAACTGACGCACTGGGCGCAGCTCGCGGCGCTCGGCGATCCGTACAAGCTTGCCGCGCAGCAGGTCATCGAGGCGGCAGCCCGCCGTGGCGACAAGGCCCTCATCGACGCCGCGGCGCTCTCGACGGGCTGGAGCGGCCTCACGCACGATATCTCGGCGGCGACGACGACGACGATCAACTACGACGCCGTCATCGACGCCAAGATGAAGTGGGGCGACGAACAGGAATCGATCGCGCTCATGGTCGTGCACTCGAAGGCCTTCGGCGACGCTCTGAAGCTGAAGTCATCGACGGGACAGCCGCTCGTCACGGACGTCAACGCGGGCGGGATTTCGAAATTCGCCGGGATCCCGATGGCGGTTTCCGACCGCATCCCGGTGTCCGGCGGTACGTACACGAACCTCATCCTCAAGAAGGCAGCCCTTGCCTTCTGGGTCAACGGCAAGCCGTCGATCATCACGCAGCCCGACGTCCTCACGGACTCGCAGATCGCCGCTTGCCACATCTACTGGGCGGCGCACCGCTACAACCCGATGCCCGGCTACACCAAGGGCGGCGTCATTCGCTTCCTGACGAAGTGACATGATCCACCGTCGACACAAGCAATCGCCGGAGGCTCGGCTGCGTCATGCCGTGGAGGCCCTCGCCTCCGTCGTGCAGATGCTCGAGGCCGCCGACGTCGCTCGCAGAGAGATCGAAGGTCGCTGCGAACGGGCGTACGAGAACCTCTGCAAGGTGCAGGAGGAGCTCCGACCTCCGCCGCCGTCTCCGGTCGAACCCGAGACGGCGATCGTCATCGATCCGCCTACCATCGATCCGCCGCCGCCGACGGTCAGCGATCCACCGGCAGTCGAGCCGCACCCGGTCGTCGACACCCCGCCGCCGCCCGTCGACACGGCGCCGAGCACCGACTTCGCTCCCGCCGATCCCGCGCCTCCCGATGGCGCTGCCACCGAGCTCGTCACTGAGCCGGAGGCGGCCACCACGCCCGACGCCGATCCGAAGCCCAAGGCCACCCGCAAGGCGCGCTGATGGCCGAGGACAGCGGCGACATGCGCCGCGTCCCGACCCCGCGGCGTTACTTCCTCCTCGCCCGGCAGAACGCTTGGGACGAGGGGGTCGCGGCGGTGTGGCGGGCGAAGCAGGAGGCGCAGCCGGGCACGGCTCTACCCGAGTCGTTCCCGGCACGCGCCGCACTCGCGGCCGCTGGCTACACGACCGTCGAGGACCTCGATGGCGCGAACGAATCAGAACTCTCCGGCGCCGGGCTATCCACGCGCGAAGCGCGTGATGTCATCTCTGCCGCCAAGGCTCTTCTTTTCTAAAGAGGTACAGGACCATGGGATACACGAAGGCAAACGGTCAGTGGGCGGACACGCTCGACATCACCGTCTATCCGGCGACGACGCTCGTTGCTGCGGGTGCGGTGAACGGCTCCGCGATTGAGATCGGGGACCGCGCAGCGGCCTGTCTCGAGCTTGTGTGCACGGATTTGACCGCGTCCGACACTCTCGACGCCAAAATCCAGACGTCGAAAGACGGGATCGGATCGGGCCTCGGAGTATGGCGCGACGTCGCGTCCTTCACACAAATCACTGCGACGACCGGCTCGGAACGGAAGTCGTTCTCGGGGCTCGATCGTTTCATTCGCGCCGTCGTCACGCCCACGGACGTCGGCGGCGGAGGCGTCTCGGCGACGTTGAGCATCGTGGGCGAGCTGAAGCACTGACATGTCGAACTGGGAGTCGACCCAGTCGTTGCTTGCGTCAGCCGTCCAGACGGCGACCGGGTACGGATCTGCGGTCAACCTCGGCCCGCGAGATCGGCTGCTCCGTCAGAGCCTGAACGTCACCGCGATGGGCGGCTCGTCACCGACGTTGACCGCTCGCGTCGAGGCGTCACCCGATGGCATCGTCGGGTGGAAGACGTTCGCCACGTTCGCGCCGGTGAATTCCGCTGCGAGCGAGAAGCAGTCGCTCGTCGCGCCGGAGCGCTACGTGCGCGTGGCGTGGCTCATCCACGGCTCTTCGCCACAGGTGACGTTCGAGCTCGTCGGCACGCGCGGCATCTGCTTCGCGAACTACGACCAGTTCGAGGCCCACGGCCTCCATGCTGCCGCCACGTCGACCGTCTCTTCAACCAAGAAAGCTGACGCGCTGGCAGCGGCGACCGAGAAGGCGAGCGGTATCCTTGCAGCTCGCTATGACCTCCCGATCGAGGCCTGGGGCAGCGACCTCGCCGAGGAGACCTGCAAGCTCGCCGCGTACACCATCCTGAGCGTCCGCGGGTTCAACCCCGAGGGCGCCGACAAGAACGTCCGCGATCGCTACGACGACGCGATGAAGTGGCTCACCGACGTCGCCAACGGGAAGGTGAACCCCGTCGGGCTCATCGACCAGTCGCCGATCGAGGACGAGACCGGCGTCGAGATCGCCTCGTATCCCGCGCGCTTGTGGTGCTGACATGTCCTTCAAAGGTGATTTTACGAAGCTAGCTCGCCTCCAGGCGAAGCTGAAGACGCTTGCGGGCAATGACATCAGACTGAAGTACGCGAACGTAATGGGCGCGGCCGCGCTCGCCGAAACGCAGCTCGGGTTCCGCGAGTCTCGCGATCCGTACGGTGTGCCGTGGAAGCCTCTTCTGCTGCGCGCCGGCGGGAAACCCCTGCTCGACACCGGGCGACTCCGGAGCTCGTTCTCGTACCAGCCTCGCGTGTCAGGCTTCTCGATGGGGACCAACTTCATCGGCGGGCGTGTCCACCAGTACGGCGCGACGATCCGCCCCAAGCGCGCCAAGTTCCTCCGCTTCAAAGGCAAGATCCACGGTCGCACACGACGCACGACGGGTCTGATCAGCGCATTGCAGGTGACGATCCCGCGTCGGCAGATGGTGCCCGAGGGACGATTTGGCTCGATCTGGTCGAAGGCCTTTCACGATACGGACAAGCGCTTCGTCTTGCGCATAATGAAGGGTTGACCTCATGGCCAACGTGACTGCTCTCCTCCTCGAGCTCGAGGAGAGACTTCGCGGCATCTACCCGACGATCGCCTTCGGCTTCGGCGAGAAGGACATTTCTCGTAACGACCTGGCTCCGCCGCGCATCGTCTGGGTGCCAACGACCGGACTGCACTCGGCCGCGGAGAAGCAGAGCAAGAATCCTCGCTCGGTCCTTACGCGAAACCCCGCGGTCGTGGCCCACTGCTGGGCCGTCGATGACGCCGGCACCGGCGCGAACCCGTTCGCGCACTACGACGCGTGCGAGGCGCTCGTTCACGACCTCATCGTCTCGATCTACAGGAGCGCTTGGGGGTCGATCGCGTTCGACGGTGAAGAGTGGTTGCAGCCCGACCAGGTCGACTACGGCCACGTCGCGCTCGTGAAGTTCTCTCCGAAGGTCCCCGTTCTCGAGAAGACCTACCGCAAGGTCCAGGTGACGAAGCTCGAGGCGGAAGCCCGGAACGTCGTCCCGGGCGACAACAACATCGATTGGAGCGAGCCATGAACGGAAACGCATACGCCGGTGACGAGCTCGTGACCGTCGACATCATCCCAGGGTCGGACGTCGTCGCCGGCGACGAGCTCGAGGCGGAGCAGCCGCTTCTCGAGGTCGCGCCTCCGGCCCCGGACGCTCCGGCCCCGGACGCCGATGCCGCCGGTGGCGCACCGCCGCCACCGCCGCTTACGACCGGCCTGCAGACGATCGAGTCCTGGCGCGACCAGATCGGCACGCCGCTGTGGCTCTTCGCTGGACTGAAGCTCGGTAAGGGCTGGGCCATCGGCCAAGAGGTCACGCGCAAGACATACGAAGAAGCGGCCGAGTGGGCCGCCTCTGTCGCCTGCCGCTGACGAGTAACGGCGCGAGCCGCTGACCCAACATCGACGGCGACGAGCCGTCACCAGTCGAACGCGGGGCGAGGACGCCACGCGATCGGGAGACATCCATCATGCCGCTTCCGAAGGTCACTCAGAAAGTCAGTGACGGGGGACTCGGTCTCGCCACGCCCGACGACAGCTCGACGCACGTTGCGATCGGCGTCTGCTCGACGGGCACCGTCACAGCGCTCACGTTCTACTCCGACCCGGACAAGGTCAAAGAGGACTGTGGCATTGGCCCGCTCGTCGACAAGGCGGTCTACCACCTCCAGGTCGCCGGCGGCTCCGTCGGTGTCATGCGGGTCAACTCGTCGATCGCAGGCTCAGCCGGCGCTACGTCCGTCGTTCGGGGAGGCGCCGGCGATTCGACCGGCACCTGCGCTGCGAGCGGAGCGGCGAACGACGCCTACGACTTCAAGGTCGAGGTCACGAAGCAGGGAACGAACCTCGTCGCGGCGACGGCGACCTTCAAGTACTCGGTCGACGGCGGCGACAACTACTCGCCCGATATCGCTGTCCCCACGGGCGCGACCTACGTCGTGCCGAACACGGGCGTCACGCTCACCTTCGCGAATGGCGTAGGCCCCACGTCCTTCAAGGTCGGCGACGTCCATTCGTTCACCTGCGTCGCACCGGGCTACTCAAGCACTGACGCCAGCAACGCACTCGACGCCCTCCGGACGACGTACGCAACGGCGCGCTTCGGCTTCGTCCACCTCGTCGGCGCCGCATCCACCGTCGCCGGCGCGGCGACGATGGCCGCCGCCGTCGACGTGAAGATGTCCGCCGAGGAGAACGTCTTCCGCTATCTCTTCATCGTCGTCGAGTGCCCCGAGGACACCGACGTGAACATCATCGCCGCGTTCACGGCATTCTCGTCCACGCGCGTCTGCGTCGCTGCCGGCTCGTGCGAGATCGTCGCGAACGGAAAGGTCATGAAGCGTAATGCTGCATGGCCGGTCGTCGCGCGAATCGCAGCGCAGGACATCCGTCGCGACGTGGCGCGCGTCCGCCAGGACAAGGAAGGCGGACCGCTCAAGGGGGTCACGAAGATCTACCGGGACGAGTTCGTCACCGAGGCCCTCGACGCAGCGCGGTTCATCACGCTGCGCACGTTCGCCGGACAGGCCGGGTTCTACCCGACCAACGGGCGGACGATGGCGAACGCGGGCTCGGACTTCGTCTTCCTGCAATACCGCCGGCTCATGGATCGTGCCTGCACGGTCAACTACAACGAGCTCTTCAACTACCTGAACGACGACGAGATCACCGTCGACGACGTCGGGCACATCGTCGAGACCGACGCTGTCGCTATCGAAACCAAGGTCAACGGCGCCCTCACGGCGGACCTGACGAGCAAGAAGCGCGTCTCTAAGACGAGCATGACGGTGACGCGGGACAACAACATCCTCTCGACGCAGACGTTGCGCACGAAGGTCCGCATCCGGCCGAAGGGCTACTCGAAGTTCATCGAGTCCGACATCGGCTTCGAGAACCCGGCGCTCTCCCCCGCGCCCTGAATCGCGCGCGCTGACATCACGGCGCGCCAACGCGCGCCTCCAACCACGAACGCACGCCCCTGCTCGGGGCGTGAACGGAGAGGACCATGGCCGATTCGCCGATCATCAACGGAAACGCCTACTCGTGGGCGTCGATCAAGGCCGCCATCGACGGCCTCGACACGCCCGACTTCACGGAGATCACCTACGGGGGCTCTCTCGAGATCGGGAAGGTCCGCGGCATGGGCACTCGCGTCCGTGCAACGACGGCCGGCGAGGCCGACTCGGAAGGCTCCTTCTCGATGCTGAAGAAGCAGGCGTCCGTCCTCATCAAGGCGATGGGCAACGGCTTCATGCGCAAGCGCTTCCCGATCACGATCTCCTACGACGAGGAGGGCGAGGGCGGAATCATCACCGACGAGCTCTTCGGCGTCCGGATCACCAAGGTCGAGGACGCCCCGAGGCAGGGCACCGAAGCCGCCCAGACGAAGTTCGACATTCACATCATGCGGATGAAGCTCAACGGCGTCGATCCGCATGGAGATGAGGACCAGCTCTAAATGCTCAAGTTCGATCCCCCCAGCGAGGAGCTCCTGAAGGAGCTCCGTGAGAAACATGGCGACGACCTGCGTGAGGTCGAGGACAACGGGCGCTCGTTCATTCTCGTCAAGCCCGAAAAACCGCGCGGCTACGTCGACCGGTTCGTTTCGACCGCCGGCAACGACAAGAAGCGCCTCGAAGCGTGCGAGCTGCTCGCGAAGTCCTGCTGCGTGTATCCCGACAAGGAGACGCTCAAGCTGGTCTTCGACGACGAGCCGGGCATGGCCTTCTCGCTCTCCGAGCCTGCGACCGAGATGCTCGGACTTCGGCAGCTCGCCGTAAAAAAATAGTCGAGGCAGCCCGCGGCGACATCGACGTCGCGGCTCACTGCCTGATCGCGTTTCGCGATCGCCACGGCGGCGATGAGGAGTTCGCTGGCGCGGTCCTCATCGTCGACGCGATGCGCGAGCTCGCGATGATCCGTTCTGCGTTCCAGACCAAGAAGTGAGGCAAACGTGGAGAAGCTCTCTTGGATGTTCGAGCTGCTCGACAAGATGAGCGGGCCCGCGGACAAGATCGCCAAGTCGCTCAAGAAGCTCGACCCCGCGCTCAAGACGACCGGCGGCCAGTCGAGCCTCTTCTCGCGGATCATCGGCGGCATCGGCCAGACCTTCGGGCCGAAGGCTTCCGGTGCCGTGCTGCGCTTTGCGAGCGCAGCATTCAACCTGGGCGGCAAGCTCGGCATCCTTTCGCCCGCGTTCAAGGCGCTCGGCTCTGTCGGCGCCGTGGCAGGCAAGGGCCTGTTACTGGCTGGAACGGCGATGATCGGCATCGGTCTCGCCGCTGCAACTGCGGTCGGAGGGTTGGCGATCGCCGGTGGCCGGTACGTCGCGAGCGCGCTTGTCTTCAAGGAGGACTCGCTCACCGCATTCGAGGCGATCCTCGGCTCGAAGAGCGCGGCTGATGAGGTCATGGCGCAGGCGACGAAGTTCGCCGCGAAGACGCCGTTCAAGACGTCCGAAGTCGTCGACATGGCGAAGTCGCTGCTGACGCGCGGCTTCAAGGGCAACGAACTCGACACGCTCATGAAGGGCGTCGGCGACGTCGGCGCCCTTCTCGGCGCTGAGAAGATGGACTCGGTCATCAACGCGCTCGGCAAGATGCGCGCGAACGGCAAGATGACGGGGGAGACCCTGCAGATGCTCGCCGACGCGGGCATCAACTCGCAGCTCGTCTTCGCGTCACTCGGCAAGCAGCTCGGCAAGTCGAAGGACGAGATCGAGAAGCTCATGGCCGCGGGCAAGATCACCGACGCCCAGGGCATCAAGGCGGCGATGGATGCCATCGCGAAGGGCCTGTCGGGCGGCGAGCTCGGCGGCGCGATGGACAAGAAGTCGAAGACCCTCTCCGGTCTTCTGTCGACGCTCGAGAGCGTGCCGGAGGAACTCGTCTTCTCCGCGAACATGAGCGCGGCTATCGAGCCAATCAAGAAGTTCATCGAGCTGATCACGACGGCGATGTCGCCCGACAGTGCGAACGGCAAGCGCGTGATCGCGATGCTCGAGGAGGTCGGCAAGGCCGTCGGGGAGATCTTCGGCGAGATGAACGGCGGCGACGTCGCTGGCACGTTCGCCGCGATCCTCAACGTCGTCGAGCCGCTCTTTAAGGCCTTCGTCGCCTTCGGTAAGGGCGCGTTCAAGGGGATCGTCGCAGTCCTGACGCCCATCATCAAAGCCTTCGAGAAGTTCGGCAAGCAGCCGGGCGGCATCGAGTCGCTGACCCTCGCGATGGCGAGCATGGGCGAGCTCGTGGGCGCAAGCCTCGCCGTACTCGTCGTCGTCGTCGGCGCAGTCGTCGGAGCGCTCCTAGGGCTCATCACCCGCGCCTCCGCGATCATCTCCTGGCTGTGGGAGCTCGCCGGCGAGATCGTCTCCTTCTTCGAGAATGTCGACTGGGCGGCGCTCGGCTTGATGATCGTCGAGGGCCTGATCATCGGCCTCGCCGCGATGGCCGGGCCGCTCGGCATGGCGGTCACCGGACTCGGCGACATCGTCAAGGACGCTTTCACGGGGAACCTTCAGATCGGCTCCCCGTCAAAAGTGACGGACGGCTACGGCGTCGACACGGGCCAGGGCTACATCAACGGCCTGCAGAGGAGTGGCATCGGTGCCGCGCTCGACGGCATGCTCAACATGCCGGCATCGATGAAGCTACCCAACGTGACGGGCGGCAACGTCTCCGGCGGCCAGACCAACGACACGGGGCAGACAACCGGTCTATTCGGCTCTCTCGCATCGCTCCTTCCGTTTCCCACGGGAGCAATGGGTCTCGCGGGAATGGTCTCCACGGCGCTTCCTGCGCTCCCTGGGATGCCAGGCCAGGCCGGGCTCCCCGGACTCGCCGGCGCGGCCGGGATGCCGGGTAGCTCGGGAGCGCCCGGCCTTCCGGGTAGCTCGGGAGCGCCCGGCCTTCCGGGGCCGGGCGGAACAGCGGGAGCGCCCGGCCTTCCGGGGCCGGGCGGAACAGCGGGAGAGCCTGGAGCTCCTGGCGGCGCCAGCG